GAAGTAGATTTCCATCTTGATTTCAACCGCACTTTCAAACGGATCGAACTGCGAACAAACCTCAGTAGCAATGCGTTTAAACTCGCGCCCTGCTTTTGAAATATAGTGCTTACCCTGTCTTGTGTGCTTCCAGTAGTGGTTTACTGATGGGGGGTATGGCAATACTATCTCCAACCAATCGCTCATAATTTACCCTCTTTGCGCAAGATCGCCTGAGTGCGCATAACGCCCTCTGCGTGAGCCAATCTCACGCACTCGTTATCCATGGTGCGAGTTCTGCGGTCGCACTCATCATGGCAAGCACTGCAACACCATGCACCGAAAATATCGTCTGGTTTAATCCCTGCGCCGTTTAACCCTATCATTCTGTAATGAGCAAGCACTACAGTTTCGGAGTTGGCGTTGCAAATACCAGGCAATCTAACCTGACAATCTCTACCTCTTGCCTCTTTGCGATAATTAACCTTACTCACCGTCTCACCCCATTAATCACGCTCTTACCTTTACTATCTGACTGTCTCCACTTCCGCCAGTCGTAACGTTGTTTTGCTAGCATTTGCTCAAGTTTTTTTGCTGCAATATCTAGCTTAGTCTCCTGTTTGCTCATCACCCCTCCAAAAATGCCGTCAAACCTAATCCAATGCCTAAAGCAATCCACATCACACTACCTAAAACGCAACCGGTTAGGCAGTAGATAAAAATCTTGCTCGCGTACTTATCACTAGCAAAAAACAGAGCCCAAACCAACACGAAAACAGGAGTAAGTGATAGTGCTGCCAATACCGCAAAATAATTAGTCCAAATCATCGTCCGTAAAATCCCCATCTGTCGTTAAATTTAACCCCGTTCGCCACACCGTAAGCTGTGACATACTCAATTAGGCTTGCCATTCTGCTAACACTCATTTTTGCCGAGCTCTCACGGATATTCACAAATTCGCCCTCCAACCCAGGCACAACGTCCGCTTTTTGATTAGTGGCGATTGCATGACCGGAGATAAATAAGACTTTCCACTGCTCCATTGATAATTTCCGGCCCATAAATTCTGCTTGGTTCGCAACGTCTTGGCACATGGCGTGAAACTTGGCATTTTGCTCAAGGTTGCGTGTCATTGGTTGGATTTTGATAACCAACGGCTTTTTATCGTCCGTTGGAAGCTCCTTGATTAAATCCAAGCAATTATTTTTAATACGTTGATCGCGTAAAAAGAAAGGTTTGTATAGGCTCATAACATCATCCCCAACGGTGGCAATCCTGGTTCTTTTTTCTCGTGTTGGATAACATCGCAAAGCTCATCGCAAAATTTCTCAAAATCTTTTCTAGGCCAACGTTCCAAATCAAATACCAAACGGCTAAACTGAATTTGAGTTCTCACCTGCTCTTTTAATTGAGCTTGCGACATCAACTCTAATTTCATTGGATCAGCTTTTTCTTTTGGCGGCTCCGGAGGTGAAATCGTGTCCCATTTATCAGAATTGATTAACCATTCATCGGCATTAATTATTTTATTCGTGGCACAATCATACAACTCACGGTATGTCTTGTTATTCGACTTGGCTTTATCAACCACCAAGAAAAGCACCGAAATAGGCGTATCTTCAAAGGCGTTTTGAATGAGATTCAATTCGACTAATTGATTCCCAATAACTTCACGGAGTGTTTTTTCGGTGTTTCGATAGGCAATACCTGGGAACATAATGAAAAACCCAAAACGATGCGCATTGGCTAATCCTTTCAGCATAAAAACATCATCAAGCACACCTGATTTTTTCCACGGGAAATCCGCTTGAATAGTCGCTTTTTCTTCTTCTGCAAGTTCTTTAAATTTAAGTGAGAATGGCGGGTTCATTACAACACAATCACTTTTTGGCTCACTTTGATACAAGAAAAAACTCGTATTATGGATTTCAGCATCTGGATAATTATTAGCTAATGCCGCGCATGATTCCGCTTGAATTTCTACTGCAATAAACTTGCCTGGTTGAATAAATTGCTCAAGCTGCCCACTTCCAGCAGCGCCGTCAAAAACAGTTACATTCTCGCCACAATAATGCTTTACTTTGTCGGCTAAATAACGACGAAGTGCCTCGCCTGTAATGTACTCTGCAAATTGATTGGCTTTCTTGCGATTGTTGTGTTCAATAAAACTCATTCGCTATACTCCACGCCTAAATCTTCTAACCCAAAGTAACCGCAAGACTTGGTGCGATTCATGGAGCAATTTTCGTTTGCCATCGGGAATGGTAGCGGGTGGATTACATGACCATTACAACGGAATCTATCCTCCGACCATTCGCCGACAAATGCGCTTACCGGTTCGCCGTCCCATAAATCCTCAAGAGGCGCGCCGCATTTAGGGCATTGCCATGTGTTGCGGTCAAATTGTTGCTCTGTCATATTTAAAATTCCTTAGCGTATTTTTTTGTTTCTTGTTTTGTTTCTTTTTTGCCGATTTGTGCGCGTCTTTCTGCGTCTAGTTGGTCGCACTCAAACATTGCGCCAAATTTCTGATCACAATAGGCTTTACCGGTTCCACCATGGCGATTTAATCGCACGATAATTTCCGTTAAACTTGGATCAGCGTTTTCGTTGTAAACGGATTCTTTATAAAGTCCCAACCAGTAATCACACTCTTGCTCAATTTGCCCTGTGTCGCGGCTATCACTTGGCATTGGTCGTTTATCTGCTCTGCTTTCAAGACCACGATTTAACTGTGTCAAAAGCAACACCACACAATCCATTTCACGCGCAAGATTTTTTAATTCTTTGGTAACTTGCCCGTAAGCTAAGTCGTTACGCTCGGCTTTTTCAGCTTTCATCAGCGTTAAGTAGTCAATGCCAATAAAACCAATATCCCCTCGCTCACGTTTAATTCGGCGGCATTCGCTGCGTATGTGCGCCATAGAGACGTTTGGTGTATCATCGACATACAACAAGTCATCATTTACCAACTCTCCAACAGATTGCGTTACACGCGTCATTACAGTGTCTTTGTGTAAGTGGTATTTGAGATAAAACTCATCGTCATTTAACCCGGTGTCGTAAAGTGCATTTGCGTTGATGTTTGCGCGCTTAACCAACATACGCTCAAAAATCTGCTCCGCGGACATTTCCAAGCTAAACAGCAACACGGGCTTTTTCTCATTCAAAATGCAGTTTTCTGACATCAAAGAGTAAAATGCAGTTTTACCGCACTTAGGACGAGCGCCAACCGCAACAAGGGACTGTTTAACCAAGCCTTTCAAGCCGATCACTTCATCAAGCGCCTTAATGCCGGTTAAGATTCCACGCACACTTTCCGGTTGCTCAAGGCGTAATTGGTATTTATCTAACCAATCTAAACCAACATCACGCCCAGCGCGTAGGCCTTTAGATTTACCGGTTCGGCTGTAGTCGGAGATTTCCGACATCAAGCGGCTGATTGATTCAATCCGGTCGGCAGCACTCATATCGCTTTTGCCTAAAATCAAAGCCTCACAATCTTGTAGCTTGCCAAGCGTAAATCGTTTGATGGCATCTTCCCGCACGATTTCGGCATAAGCTCTGATATTTGCAACGCTTGGAGTGTTGTTGGATAACTCCGCCAAGTAAGCGAATCCACCGATTTGTTCAGTAACGCCTTTTGTATTTAATTTAGCCTCAACGGTCATTAGGTCGATTGGTTGATTGGTTTTTGCCAAGGCTTGAATTTCGGTGTAAATTAGCTGATGTTCAAATCGGTAAAAACTTTCAGGCTTTAAAAAATCCAATACTGCCAATGCGTCTTTCGTGAGACTGCCAAACATCAAGGCTCCAAGTACGCTTTGTTCTGCGCTCAAGTTGTATGGGACGATTTTTAAATTTTCCATCACAGGGCCCCCTCGCGTACTTTTTGTAATGTTTCAGGCTTCATCACAAAGCTAAAACCGAATCGGTCGTAATACTCGCCCGCAATTTCGTTGTAAGTTTCGAAGTAGGCGGTAAACCCTTCCACAGTTTGATTTTTAAGCAACGGCGCAAGATTCAGGATGATTTTCCGTGTTGTGTCGTTAAGCTCAACCTCGGCATAACGCCCTTCGAATTCATCGTTGAATGCTTCAATAACCGCTTGGAAATCAATGTTATCCGTCAATGATGATTTTTCGCCGTTGGAATCGTGTACGCGGAATAACCCTTGCCAGTTGTTGAACGTTGATTGTTTTAAAACTTCAGAAACGTTTTCACCCTGTAATTTAAGATCTTCAAGTTTCCCCAATGCGATTTTGCAGGCTTTTTCGGAAAGAGGTTTTTTAATACTCTTACGCATTTCACAAAATCCGATCCAATCTTCAAGATTTACCCATTCGGGTAATTCAAAATTTTCAGCAACGAATTTTTTCGCTTTAGGGGGTAGGGGGTTTTTGTTATTTTTAGTAGTGTTATTTATATTGTTATTTTGTGTGTGAACTTTTTTCACTACCTGTTGTGAACTTTCTTCACTACCGCTATGAACTTTCTTCACTAGTGAACTTTCTTCACTACCGCTAATTTTGTAATCCTTAACGGAAAAAACTTTAACTTTGTTCGCGCCAGTTTTTTGCTCAAGAAGACCAAGCTCAACAAGTCTTTCACAGGCATCAATAACTTTGCGATTGCTTAACCCTGTAACTTTCATAAATTGAGATACTGAAATAGCGTCTTCTTCCCTGTTCCATCCCTTGGTTTTTCTCAAAACATATAAGTAACATTTCAACTCCGCGCCGGTTAGGTCTGCTAGCAGATCATCGATGACAGCGTTAGGGAGTTGAAACGAATTCACGATAAATTTACTCATTTCAATTCACCTCTTTGAAACTGCTCATCCAACTTTGCCAACTTAGCTAAAACATTTTGATAATAAAGAGCCAACAGCACATCAATTCTTACTGGTCTGTTAAATCGCTTCATCTCACGCCTCCAGCCAATACTGAGCAACACGCTTTCCGCTTGGCACGGTAATCATTTTGCTGATGATGTTGTAACCACGCTTTTTAAGGTCATAGATACGGGCGCCAAGACGTAAGCAGTTAAAGCGCTTTTCCGCGTCTAAGTGCGTTAATCTCTCGCCGTTTTTGAGTGCTTTTAAAATCTGTGCTGATTGTGTTTGACTTGTCGTCTCGTTTTGATTAATATTTTCCATGTTAATTTTTTCCTAAATTGCCACGGTTGCCGCCGTGGTTTTTTATTGCCGTCACTAGGACGGGAATACTTCTTCAAGTGAGCAAGCAACGCCTAGCTCATTCAATTTGCTAACAATCTTTTGCGCTGCGCTGATATTTGGCTCGCGCACATTGGCTTCGTAATTTCCGATTCTTGATTGTCCCCAGCCAAGCTCTTTCGCAAACTCAGCTTGGCTTAGCTTTGTTTTTTTTCTGTATTTTTGTAATTTGTTCATACCCTTCCTTTTTTAACACATTTAACACGGCTTATGTGTTAATTATAAACACATTTTAAACACAGTTACAAGCGTTTTTATTGTTTAAATAAACACAATGCGTGTTATATAATCAGCGGTAAATTTGATAAGGAGGATTGACATGAGCAAAATCATCGAAAAAATCAAATCCCGCCGCCGTGAATTGCGGTTGAGTCAACAACAATTAGCGGATAGGTTGGGGTGGAGGCAGTCAAGAATCGGTAACTATGAGGCGGGCGTTAGGGATATTGGCACAGACGATTTAAGGTCGATTGCTGAAGCGCTTGAGATGACGTTTGATGAGCTTGTATCGGGTAATTACGCAAGCACAAACATTGGTAATCAAACGATTAGCGGATCTAGTGTTAATATCACAACCGCAAACCAAATTAACCACGGGACAGGATTAATTACGCAACCAGAGCAAGCCGAAAGCCATACACACCGCATAGATTATTTAGACGTAAGAGCGGCGGCGGGATTGACTGGGTTTGAAAACTCAGACTATCCCGAAATTGTATCAAGTCTGTTTTTGTCGGATGAGGGGTTATTGCAGATCATCGGTCGCAAGTCGGCGGCAGGCATAAAGATTGTCAACGTACCAACAGACAGCATGGAGCCAACAATCCGCAAGGGCGATTGGGTGTTTTTGGATACCAATATTGACTACTACAACGGAGACGGCGTTTATGCGTTTGCGATAGATAACGCGCTATTTATCAAGCGCATACAAAAACTCGTTGGCGGTGGGTATAGATTGCACTCTGATAACAAAGATTATGACCCACAAGATATAACAGAGGAGATCTGCCAAACAGCAAAATTTGTCGGCAGATTTATCAAAACAATCCATATTGACGTTGTATCACTTTAAAAATAACCAAATCCGAGGAACCAACCATGCGCGCAGTGGCACAAAGAATAAAACAAGAGCGAGAAAGGCAAGGTAAATCAACTATTGAGATGGCGCACATTTTAAGCGTGCCGGAACAAGAGATAATCCGCATTGAAAACGGCGAATTACAGCTCACAATGCGAGATATAGACGATTTCGCACTTGCCCTTGATGTTGACAAGGATTATCTAAAATTTGGTGACAGATGGCACCCTAACGCGTCTATTAGCCAATCAAACATAGACAACCCAACCTTTGACAGCTCCAATGTTGCCACCAACACCGCAGCTAACATCACAAACAATTACTACTCAGACAACTCTATACAATCACAAATAGATCGCATAGAGAAAGCCGCTCATGCCGGACGACTTGGTGCAACATCACAGATGGATCGCATTGAGGAGCAAAATAAACTACTCCTCGAACGCATGGAGCATCTAAATGAAAAGATTGACTTTTTGATGATTATTGAAAAATAAAACAAAATTTTGAAAATCTTTTGTAAAGATTTGAGTAAGTATTGATTAATAACTTTATTAATACTATATTGTATATACAACATTTCACACTAAGGGCAGAATTTGAATATTATAATTTCTAATCAAATTCGTTTAAAACTACAGACAAAGCACAATCTTGCAGATCCTGAAGGCGCGATAAGAGAGGCCTTTTGCAACATGGAAGGAAGTTTCTTAATCGACACGAGAGAGGAACACGCTAGCGACCCACCTACGGAATGGTTTATTTCCGAAACGAATTACGGAGTAAAATTAAAAATCTGTTTTATCGAAAGAGACGGAAATTTTTACATCCGCACTGCGTACACTCCAAATGCGGAAGAAATGCGCATTTATGAGAAGTACAGTAAATAAAAAACTAGGAGCATGAGTTATGTCTAACTTAACTGAACAATGGGAAAACGGCGCGCTTGGGCGTGATGAAAAATTCGTTCAGAAATCAAGTAGAACAAGACAGGATTTGGACGAAAAACTAGCATTACAAGCAATTTCGATCAGACTACAAAAAGAGCTTATCCAAGACTTAAAAGATATAGCTCAAATCAACGGACTAGGCTATCAAACACTTATCAAGCAAATTTTAAATAGATTTGTGGTCGGTGAAAAAAATATGATGGCCAGAGAAAAAATGAAAGAGCTTAAAGAACAACAAAGCGAAGAAGAATGTCAGCAAATGAAAGCTGCATAAATAATGTACCCAAACCCAAACCGCCTCACTGGCGGTTTTTTATTGCCCACAATTCACAAAACACCTCAAAAAACGACCGCACTTTTCTTTTTTACCTATCTTTTGATTAAAAAATAAGCAAACGAACAATATTTTTAAAAATTAATTGTGTTTAAAAACACGCACTTAACACATTTAACACAAAAAATATGAAAAAATTTGTGTTTAGCGTGTTTACAAATAAACACAAATCGTGTTTAATACACCCATCAAAACGAGATACACAAAAACAAGGAGCCTAAAAATGACAAATCTTCAAAACTTTAAAAAACAGCTTAACTCAGTCGCACCGATTGAGTGTGGTTTAAAAGTTGGCGACCGAGTTATTTATAAAAACGACTTTGGGGTCAAATTCGGTCCGTTTGAAGTCATTGGATTTGAAAAGAAAGAAGATATTTCAGGCGGAAGATTTGTTTACTTAAACAGCGATAGTTACTGGTTCCCGGTAAAAGCGGAGCAATTAACAAAACAATAAGAATCTTTACTAAGCCCTTGTGGCAAGGGCTTGAATAAAGGTTTTACAACCAAGCCGAAAGGCAACGCTCTTTAACAATTAAATCCAAAACACATTGATCGCCCAATGGTGAGCAGTTAGTAAAAGTTCGGACGGCAGATAGACCCGACACTGCAACAGCATTATGACAAAAGACATAATCCGACAATGTGTTTAGCTTAAATATGCCTCCGGCAGTGAATCGGAAATATTGAGCGAATTTTAAAGACAAGCAAACGCGGCTTAGGCGTGACATATCGGAGAGACGGTAAATTTCAAAGCGTACTCAGCAGAGAGTGAATCTAAGCGCGCAGAAACACAAATGCAAGACAGAGTGCGCTTTGAAATGGCAAACATAAAACAAACGAGGTTAAAAATGGAAGTAATAATCGCAATAATTGAAGCCGAAGAAAAACAAGAAAGCCTGTCTGAATTCGACAAGGAGAGAATTAAACAGGCTGTATTGGAAAGCGCTGCGAAAAATGCAGGTATGTCACCTGATAAGGTTGCAGAATCCTTATGCAGGGCTATTTACCTGATTGATTCTTATAAGCATTGATGATGTTGGATGAATCAATTCCATCATCTAACGTTTTCTGAAATGTTTCAGATAATGAATTGATAAACTCAGCAATCTCCCTTGCGGTTGTTGCATCAATATTTCTTTGATATTGAGAGTTGGTTCTCAAAATATCTCTAGCCATGACTAAGGCTATTTTATCAGCCGTTATCTTTTTCATATTATTTCCTCGTAAGTTGTTGTTATGGCGGAAATATTATATTCCTCGTTGTTGTGGCAAACAAGAGGGCTTGAGCCTTGCAAGCATAAAGAAAGGCAATTATTCAATGGCTCTTGTGGTTGCTAGTAACAATGGGGAACTAGAGAGGTGCTGGTAACAGCGTATTAGTTAATTAAAGAGTAAGTATGTTTTTAAAGTAAACATAGAGGGTTCAAATCCCTCCAAGAGCCAACCAATTTTTAAACATAAACAACGGAGTAAAAAACCATGAAAACTATTGCGATTTTATTAACTGTATTAGCAATCACCGCTTGTAGCACAGGCAAAATGCTAAACGGCAAGCCTTATGAGTCAAACTACGTTAGCAAAGCGACATACTGCTATCAGTTACCGACTGACCAAGCTAAACCGGGTCAAAACTGCATCGGTTCCGGCGGTCACGGCAATTAATAAATCCTATCGGGCTTAATTATGGATGATTAAGCTGGTCGCACCGATTTAGTCACGGTGGACACCGCTCAAGATGAGCTTACTAACTTGGGATGACTGCCCGCACTTTTGGTTACTGCCTTAGCCGAGCATGAGGGCTAAAAACTTATGCACTTTTCATAATGTTCCTTAGGTTATTTGCCCTCCGTAAAACGAGGGCTTTTTACTCAAGGAGCTAAAAAAAATGACCTAGGAGCAAAAAATGAAACTAATTACTACCGCACTTATTGCGATTATCTCAGGCGTAATGATGATGCAAGCAGTTGCATTAATGACATTGCCGGAGCGTAACGCAGTAACTTACACGGATTACAACGACCACGCGGTAAGCGAGCAAATCTCCGCCGAGTGGGAATCTAAAGCAAAAGCCGAATGGATGGCGGAATTTGGAGATGCACAGCCGAATTTGAACGCGGAAGCGCAATTATATCTCAAGCAAGAAACAGCAAGATTACAGGTACAACGTAATGGCAAGTAAAGACTTAACACGTTATTACAAAATCCAACCACACGAACGCGGACTTGGATTTGTTGCTATTGAGTATATCTACGACAAAGGCAAGATTAAGCGACTTTGGACAAGCAATAATCACTGTGATGAGAGCTTGTGTGAGGTTGAGATAAAGCGTCGTAAAGAGACCGTTAAAACCGTCCAAGGTTTGGATTTAACACGCAAGTGCTTGCATAAATTTTACAACTGGGGTCATCAGGATTTGTTATGAGTGGATTACAAACAGCGTGGGAAAATCGGCTGGAAGCGGAATATCACGCGCAAATTGAAACTGCGGAACGATACAACGCGGAACTTGAAGCTGAAAAATCCCGAATCGACTCGGCGGCAAAAAACGGCGATGAATCAGTAATCGACGCAATCAATGACGCAATCTCTCTTAGTGATAGTGACTTAAATATGCAGTGGTTAGCGATTGGCGCGGGTGCTTGGGATAAGTTAGCAGACCTCCGCAATAACGCGATCGCAATTGTGGCCAAACGAAATCTAAAGGGCAAATATGGTAACGGTAATTGAAAATATGTCGAATGCCGACTATCACGCACATTCGGCAATTAGTAAATCCGGGCTGGACTTAATAGAAAAAAGTCCGGCCCATTTTTTCTACGCAGATCGGGAAAAAACAAAAGAAATGGTGATTGGTTCGGCATTTCATGACTTGGTTTTGCTCCCTGATACATTTAACGAACTCTACATCATAAAGCCTGCCGAAATTAACTTTTCGACCAAAGCCGGTAAAGAATGGAAGCAGCAAGCGGAGGAATCGGGGAAAGAGATTCTGACCGAAGAAGAATTTAACCAAATCAATGCCATGAAAGAAAGTGTACTCGCCCACCATGCGGCAGGAAGACTGTTATCAAACGGTAAGCCTGAAACTTCTATCTTTTGGCAAGATGAAATAGGCGTTGAGTGTCGATGCCGTCCCGACTTTATCAACATAAACAATGTGATTGTTGACCTTAAAACAACAACCGACGCAAGCCCGAAAGGATTTGCTAAATCTGTTGCTAATTTTCGTTACCACGTCCAAGACGCGTATTACTGCCACGGCTACAAGCACGCTTTCGGCGAACTTCCACGTGGTTTTGTGTTTGTGGCTATTGAGAAAAAACCACCCTACGCCGTCGGCGTTTACACGCTTGACGACTTGGCGAAAGTGGAAGGTGAAATGCGGTTTAAAGAAAATCTTTTAACATATAAACAGGCGCTAGAAGAAAACGCTTGGCACGCTTTTAGTTCAAAAATCGAAACACTTAGCCTGCCGAGTTGGGCGTTTAAATCTTAGGAGATAAAAAATGACAACAGTCGCTAATATTTTTGCGCCGGAACCGCAAAAAGAAAAAAATACAGCAATGACCGAATCTCAATCGGCGCGGGAAAGTCAGGAAGTACAGGCAATGATGGTTATTGCCAAACGCTTCCCACGCGATCCGATTAATGCAATGGATCGGATTATCAAATCCTGTACTCGACCCACCTTGGCGCAAAGCGCGGTCTATTCGTACCCGCGCGGCGGGCAAAATGTAGAAGGCCCTTCTATTCGCCTTGCCGAAACTATCGCTCAAGAATGGGGGAATATCCAATACGGCATTCGCGAGTTAAGCCAAGCAAACGGCGAAAGCACTGTAGAAGCCTTTGCTTGGGATATTCAAACCAATACGCGACAAGTAAAAGTGTTTCAAGTTCCGCATGTGCGTTATTCAAAAAAAGGCAAAACTGTTTTAACTGACCCGCGCGACATTTATGAGCTTGTAGCAAATAACGGCGCGCGCCGATTAAGAGCCTGTATTTTAGGTGTAATCCCCGGTGACGTAATCGAAGCGGCAGTTGAGCAATGCTCTGTGACATTAAAGGCAAATGCAGACACCTCGCAAGAGGGGCTGAAGAAAATGACTGATTATTTTAACGAGCATTTCGGGGTAACGGCCGACATGATCGCAAAACGTTATCAGTGTCGGTTTGAATCATTACTACCCGCTCAAATCGTCCAATTAAGGAAGATTTCACAATCTTTAAAAGATGGCATGAGTAATATTGAAGACTGGTTCGATGTTGATTACAAGGCAAATGATTTAAATGCTTTAGTCGATAAAACAGAAACAGATAATAATAAATAAACCCAAAGGTGATAAACATGGCAGGAATAAACAAAGTAATTATTGTCGGCAACTTGGGGCAAGACCCTGAAATCCGCACTATGCCGAATGGCGATATGGTGACAAAAATCAGTGTGGCCACAAGTGAGAGTTGGGTGGATAAAAACACAAACGAGCGCAAAACTCAAACAGAGTGGCACTCTATTGTGTTCTATCGTCGTCAAGCGGAAGTAGCGGGCGAATACCTACGCAAAGGCTCTAAAGTCTATGTCGAAGGGCGTTTAAAAACCCGTAAATGGCAAGACCAAAACGGGCAAGAGCGCTATACAACGGAGATTATTGCTGATATGCTGCAAATGCTTGATAGCCGGCAAAGCGGTGATAATCAAGATAAGTCGTCCACCAACAACAAGCCAAAACACCGGGCGGAAAGTGCGGACAATTTCGATGATGATATTCCGTTCTGAATTCCATATAAGCCACTAACAAATAGTGGCTTTTTTATTATCCAAAATAGAGAGATAAAAAATGAGCGAAGAACTAAAAGAAATTATTGCTTATAAAGGATTTAACCAAGATTGGACTTGCCGCGGTTATCAGTATGAGGTGGGTAAAACGTATGAGCATAAAGGCAATATTAAGGCTTGTGAGAGCGGATTTCACGCCTGCGGATATCCGTTAGACGTGCTTAGTTATTACAATCCGGCAGATAGTAAATTTGCTGTAGTTAAAATGAGCGGTGAAACATCAAAAGATAGTGATGATACAAAAATCGCATCTGCAAAAATCACGATCGAGGCCGAAATTAACTTGCCGGAAATGGTAAAAAAGGCCGTTGAATGGATAAAAGGTAAGGTTGATTGGGATGCCGCCAAGGTGTCCAATACAGGCTATCAGTCGGCGGCAACCAATACAGGCGATTGGTCGGCGGCAACCAATACAGGCTATCAGTCGGCGGCAACCAATACAGGTAATCGGTCGGCGGCAACCAATACAGGCAATCAGTCGGCGGCAACCAATACAGGCGATTGGTCGGCGGCAACCAATACAGGCTATCAGTCGGCAGCGGAAGTATCTGGTAAACAATCTATAGCTGTTGCACTTGGTCAGCAATCTAAGGCTAAGGCTGGTATCGATGGCGCAATTGTGTGTGTGTATCGCAATGATGATGGAGAGCTAATCCATATTAAGGCGTCAAAAGTTGGTGACAATAACATTAAAGCTGACACGTGGTACACGTTAGATATTAATGGAGGGTTTGTAGAGGTAATGGACGATTAATTGTACAAGCAAAAATAAGTCAGATAATGCAAGTTAAAAGACTTGTTTAGGTGATTCCTATCAACAACAGCCCTCACATGAGGGCTTTTTATTATCTAAAATCGAGGATTAACAATGTTTAAAAAACTATCTATTTTATCTACCGCACTTTTTGCTGCTACCACTGGCTATGCGGCTAATAATACTATCCAATATGGCACAAACGCTAAAGCCACCGCAGACCAAGCAACAGCTATAGGCACTGGCGCACAAGCAACGGCAGAACAATCTACAGCGATCGGTGCTTATACAACAGCAAGTGGTAATCGTGCCGTTGCATTGGGCGACCACTCAAAAGCAACCGGCATGACGTCGTTTGCGGCAGCAGGCGGTCAAGCATTGGCTAAAGATGCTTTTGCTATTGGTGGGGTTGCTTCCGCTGAGTTGACTACGGCGGTTGGCAATGCAGCTCAAGCTACCAAAGCATACGCATCAGCATTTGGCGTACAAGCTAAGGCATCAGGCGTGGCAAGTACTGCTATCGGTGATGGCGCAAAAGCAAGTGATACATTTGCAACCGCCACCGGTACATTGGCTAACGCAAGTGGAAACCGCTCAACAGCTAACGGTTATAACTCTCAAGCAAGCGGCGTAAACGGCTCCGCTATCGGCGCCAACGCCGAAGCAACGGCAGACACCGCAACAGCTATCGGTGCAAATAGCAAAGCAACCGCCAAATCATCAACCGCACTGGGCGGAAGCGCTAAGGCAAATCATAACTTTGGTGTGGCATTAGGCGATAGCTCAGAGACCAAGCAACAAACAATCGTGACAAGAGCAACCGTAAACGGCATTAATTATGGTAATTTTGCCGGCACTGATGGTTCAGGCGCTGTATCTGTTGGTAAGTCTGATTTTAGCCGACAAATCCAACATGTGGGCGCTGGCGAAATCTCCAAAACATCTACCGATGCAATCAACGGATCACAACTTTACGCTGTGGCCGAACAAGTTGGCGCTAATGCGCAATCTATCGCAAGCAATAAGTCGGTAATAAACAATAATGCTAAGGCTATTGCGGTAAATAAAGCGGCGGTAAATGGTAATAAGCAAGCAATCTCCGATAACAAACAAGCAATTGCAACCAACGCAAAAAATATCGGCGCTAATGCGTCACAAATTAACGCTAACCTAGCAAATATCGATAAGTTAAGTAATGGTATTGCTCAAGCAAATAAACGTATTGACGGCTTATCTGATGACGTACGCAAACACCGCAAGTTAGCTTCTGCCGGTATTGCTTCCGCTTTTGCGGTGGCTAACATCCCTCATGCTACTTATGCTGGCAAATCTGCTCTTGGTGTGGGCGTAGGTGGTCATGGTGGCCAACAGGCTTTGGCAGTGCGATACTCTCGCCTATCCGATAATACTAAATGGCTTGTAAGTGTAAGTGGTAGTGTAGATACGCAATCACAAGTAACTTACGGTGCGGGCCTAACCTATCAATTCCAGTAATTCATATCGCCCCTCGTATTGAGGGGCTAAGTTTTGGTGAAAATGAACGAAATTAACATCAACATCCCCTACTCAAGATTTGTAGATATTTTCTGCTGCTATTTTTATGCGAGAATGAATAGCGGTAACCCGTCGTCTGTTACTCTGGCGTTAGATGACGCTAAATACAGTTGGCTTATGTTTGGCTATGAGCTGCGGAATGACATTATCCGGATGGGGGAATCAGCAAACTATCCTGCGGTAGTTAACAACTACGTAAATAATTTTATTGAGTGGGCTAGCAGTCGATTTAACGCACCACAAGATTACAACTCACCTCGACCACTGGTTGATGTATTGCCTGTGGTGGATTTAAAACCGTATAAAGGCGGTGCAAAATGAGCAAAGACAACAATAGATGGATTAAGTGCAGTGATAGATTGCCTACGGTCAACGAGGACGGCGAGAGTTGCTCTGTTTTACTTTATGGTATGGAGACGTACGATAGCTACGTACCTCATCAGTTTATCGGGTACTTGATGGAGGGTAAGTTTTATTGCGATGCCGGGTACAGTCCGCACCAGTGTTATAACGTCACCCACTGGCAACCACTCCCGCCGCCACCAACAGAATAACCAACGACCGCCAAAGTACGGTCTTTGAAAACGCTTTAGATGATTAATTCAAGCCGTCCGAAAGGGCGGTTTTTTATTGGAGCAAATATGGATGACACAATGTTTTGGATGTTTGTTTTTAGTCTTGGATTACTTTATTTGGCAATGTGGATAGACCAATTATCAGGGCTTACCGTAAAAGAAAGAAAAATGCTTTGGAATATAAGACTTTGGCTTATGAAAAGAGGTGCGGTAAATGTTTTTTAGAAACGAATTACAAGTAATGAACGGAAAGCGATATATCGTTATTGAGTGCCAATTTCATCGGGATTGGGACGTTGTCCGAGAGTCGGAAAAAGGCGTAACGCAAGGCGAGGCGATGGAAATCGTCCAATACTGGCTCAAATACAAAGATATAGACCGCAATCAGATAATGATTATTGAGGTACCGGATATTGTAAAGAGGGAGTAAATGGGCGAGATATTAACAATAAAACAAGCGGCCAAGTATTTAAACATGAGTGAAAGTGCGGTCAGAAATCATTTAATTGAGTGGGGATTTTTCCAAATGCCCGGCTCTCGAGCTTGGCGCGTTCATCGATCTAATCTTGATAAAACAGAAAAACAGGGTAATAATCCGCGTGAATCAACTCTGTTTGTGAGCAACAAAAGAGGTAATTTATGTCACTCTACAAACGGAAAGACTGCTACTACGTTGATATTACAACGCCAACTGGCAGCAGAATTAGACGTTCGACTCAAACGGACGTAAAGAAAAAAGCGCAAGAGTTCCACGACCGCTTAAAAGCTGAGTTATGGGACGCGGAAATACTTAAAAAAGAACCCGATCATATTTTTGAAGAAGCATTAATAATGTTTTTAGATGATTGTAAGGGACGATGTGGAGAGGCTTATAAAAAAATCCACGTGGCACACTTTAGAGAGTATTTTGCCGGGCGCACACTCCGATCTTTAACAAGCGACGAATTAGTAAAATCAATCCCGGTCATAAACAAAAACACAGGCAAGACACTTAGTCCAGCGACGCGTAATCGATACAGATCATCAATAAAGCGCATTTTGTCTTTAGCGTTTAAATCCGGCTGGATAGATCAAATGCCGTTTTTAGGCAAGGATCAAGAACCCAAAGTGCGGGTGAGTTGGATAACAAAAGACGACGCCGAAACACTTATCCAAAATCTAAGTCTCGAGTGGATGAAAAATATCTGCTCATTTGCATTACTTACCGGTGCTCGTATGGGTGAGATATTATCTATGACATGGGACAAAATAGACTTTGACAAAAAAATAGCCATCGTAACAAGCGACAAAGCGAAATCCGGCAAGGCTCGCTCACTACCGCTTAATCGCGAAGCTATTATTTTGCTAAAAGTGCTAAGAGCCAAGGCGGAACACAAAGAAAGGGTATTTGTTCGCACATCAACAAAAGCACCGATAAACTATATCGACAGACGCGATTTTAAGCAAGCGGCAATTAGTATCAGTAAGCCTACTCTGCACTTCCACGATTTACGGCACACGTGGGCGAGCTGGCACGTCCAAGCCGGAACACCTCTCTTTACGTTAAAAGAGATGGGTGGTTGGGAGACACTTGAGATGGTAAAAAAATACGCGCACTTAAACGCGGATCATATTTTAGATTTCGCAAATAACGTCACATTTACGACACACGCTCAAAATATGTCACATTTAAAAATTGCCTAA